AAAATTACAATGCTGCTTTTAAGAACTGGCTGCGTAGTGATTATGTAAAAACAAAAGAAGGAAATGGAATTAAGAAAGTTAAACTAATATGTCCAGAGCATAAGGATATTACAGTTCATACAGAAAGAGGTACTGTTAAGTATTGTGTTAAATGCCGCCATTTAATGAAATCAGAATCAGAATTAGATTTAATTAAAATCCAGGACAATGTTTGAATACTGCGTTATTAAAAAAAGGAAATGTGCATTATCAGCAAAACACAAAGAAACTTATTACTGCGGTCATAAAACCGGAGAGAATAGAATTCTAAAAATGAAAAAATGCCCGATAAAAAAGGTTCTTTTTGGCAGGTCGGGCTGAAGATTATGCCTAATAAAAAAGCCAAAAATCGCAAGAGAAAACGCAGGAAATTAAATAAACTCTTAAAGCAAAAAGGAAGAACAGCTAATCAAATAAGAAAAAAAAAGGGGGAAATAATATGACAAATTTAAAGATATCTAAAATAAAAAACGTAAAAACCCCGGAACGATTTGGTAAAAATGCTGGAATTGATTTTTTTATACCAAGTGAAGATAAAGAAATAATAATAAAACCACAAAATCAAGTTTGTATACCCTCTGGGATTAAAGTAAAACTACCGAAAGGTTATTGTATGATAGCATTAAATAAAAGTGGAATTGCTGTAAAACATGGATTACAAGTAGGGGCTTGTTTGGTGGATGAAAATTACACGGGTGAGATACATATTAATTTATTTAATACTAGCAACCAATCCGTTCTTTTAAAACCCGATCAAAAAATAATCCAATTTATAGTATTGAAACCTAATTATGTCCTTATCCAATTAGAAGAAAATGAAAAAGATCTTTTTAAAGAATCCGATCATTTAGAACGTGGTTCTGGGGGCTTTGGTAGTACCGGGGGATAATGGCTTTTGAGGTTTTTAAATTTGGAACTGGAGTATATAAAACATGTTGTTTTGGCGGGAAAGGGAAGGGGGGAGCTATATTGTGGTCTTGCAAAGGGGTCTTTAGAGTCGGTAAAGATAGAGAATCTAAATAAATGCCCGCTTACTATAAAAAACAGGGAAAAAAAGAGGAAGGAAAAGAAGTAGCCATGGATATATTAAAAAAAGCACATGAGATCATATACGAAAGATCTGAGGAGAAGGAAAGACAATATGGTCCAATGTCCCTTTGTAACAAGAAAGCTTCGGAGATAGCTACCGTTCTTTGTAATAAAAAAATTTCCATAAGGGATCTGTATATGATGCAAATATCTTTAAAACTAGCAAGGGAGAGCCACGCCTATAAAGAAGATAATTTATTAGATCTAGTGGCCTATGTTGCCGGGTATAATAACTATGAGAATAATACGAAAACAGAAGAAAAAGATATTACAAGGTCCGAAGATGAATAAGGAAATAAAACAAGCACTTTCCATCTTATATAATAGTGGGAAAGAAATAAAAACTAGAAAATGGCAAGCGGTAGAAAGCCCGGATATTATATTAGAAGTATCTAATCTATTCTTTACCTCCCCCATTCCCCTGTCTATCACAAAACTATCAAAGGAAACGGGAGCAGATTTACCTTGGTCGGAAGATCACTTTAGAGAAAGGATCGGGGGATCGCCTTTAAACCCCGGAGACCAGTATAAGAATTGGCCGTATTATAGAGCAAGTTTGGACGATAAGAGATTTAAGTCTCATCAGGGTGATAAATTTAGCCACACCTACATGGAGAGATATTGGCCACCTAAAGAAAAAAAAGGGATAAGATATAAAAACGGGGATCTAAGAGATATAATACAACGTTTGGAGGAGGATCTTTATACAAGGCAAGCATATCTTTCGATTTGGCATCCGGAAGATCAAAGTAACAATGAGGTACGATTACCTTGCACCCTGGGTTATTGGTTTAACTACAGAAAGTCGGTCCTTAATTGTACTTATCATATTAGAAGTTGTGATGCGATACGACATTTCCGCAATGATATTTATATGACTTGCCGGTTAGTACAGCATATAGCAGTAAAACTAGGAGTATATCCCGGGAAACTTTCTATGTGGATAGGTTCCTTCCATGTTTTTAAAACTGAAAAATGGAAAATAAAAGAAAAAGACTAGGAGTTAATGAGTATTTTATGAAGATGGCGATCCTATCTTCTTATCGGGGGACTTGTTTAAGGAACAAAGTAGGATGTGTCCTAGTTTATGAAAAAAGAGTAAAGGCTATAGGGTATAATTCCAGCCACTCGGGGACGGAACATTGTGAAGAAGTTGGATGTTGTATGGAAGGGGGTCATTGTATAAGAACCTTACATGCTGAAGAAGCAGCGGTTCTTAATTTAGAGAAGAAACATGGGGTCGGGATGGAAGCTTATATTACACACGAACCTTGCCTGCATTGCCATAGGATCTTGGCATCAGTAGGGGTGGAAACGATTTTCTATTTAAACTCTTATGGGGATTTTAGTAAGCAAGAAAAAGAAGTCAAATCATTATTAGATTGCAGGATGATTCGGATGCATAATATAGAAATTATAGGATGAAATCTTTTGGTCTTATCTCTGGTGTCGGTTCTTTATTATATGGGGCAAGGAAAGCGGGATTCGAGATAGTAGGAAATTGCGATTGGAGGAAATACTATCACACAGGGAGTTTCGAACATAATTTCAATAGACCTTTTACTATGGACTTATATGATTACGATATTACTAACTTAAGAGGGTTGACAATGGTGATGGGGCATCCTGAATGTGGGAATTTCTCAAACTTACGAGCGAAGAAAATGGACCCTACGAATGCCCTGGATATCCCGAAATTTGTTAAAGAAGCAAGCCTATTGCAACCCCAATTTATATTAATGGATGACCTCCCCAAAAGTTTACTAGTTTACGGGTTGGAAGAATATAAAAAACACTTAGGAGATTATGATCTTTCTTTCGAATGGGTAAGTAATTGGGGATACGGGAACGTGCAAAAACATAGGAATAGGATGTTTTTAATTGCAAGCCATAAGGACCTTAAGTATACGTTCATACCGGGGGAAAAACCCCACGAGAAGGTCACTAAGGATGTAATTAAAGACTGTGAGGGATTACCAAATCATCATCCGGTTACTTTAGAAGATAAATCGAATTGGCCGTTAAATTATTTTAGGGGATGGGATAAAGAAGGAGAGAATTATCTTGTTTCATGGGGGGAATGGAACGAACTAACAAAAGAGATTCCGATTAAGAAGAATTTTACTTATTATAATATGAAAAATGAATTAAAGATCAAACCGGGATATTTTAAAATTGATATCAACCAATTCTGCCCGGTCCTAAGTGGTGGAGGCGGTTTTCCGGATAATCATTTCTTTTTTGATCCTAATAGGGAATATTGGAGGCCTTTTTCTATTCGGGAAAGATTAAGAATAATGGGATTCGATGATGATTTCATATTATTACCAGAAAAACCTGGGAATTTAAGTACTCATTATAAGAATCATATAAAACAAACAGGGAAATGCATGCCGATTGAGTTCCCATATTATTTTGCAAAACAGGTTAGGAAGTTCCTAAAAAAAGGGGTGCTACCCGAAGAGGCAACACGAGTAATTAAGCCAAATCCCTATATAGAGGATCTAAAAAGAGAGCAACAACAAATGGGTCTCTTCTGATTATCAACAATGTGCGGCATCCTAATATATAGAGAAGATAAAAAACCCCTTTTTAATATAGACCACCGGGGGATAATAACAAATAAGATAGAAAAAGACGGATGGGTTTTCGGGCATAGATTGCTACCTTTGCAAACACAGGGTCTTAGTGGTTTACAACCCATCCCCCTAGGATATGATCGTTATTTATTATTCAATGGGGAGATTTTTAATTATTATAAATTCGGGGATTATGATAGCGATACTTCCTACCTTACTTTCTTTTTTAGGGAAAAGGATTGGAGGACACGAATTAGTGAGATAAATAAATGGTGCGGTTTCTGGTCCATTGTTATATACGAAGAAGAAGGATTCACAGCTTTTACAGATCCCTTAGGTAAAAAACAATTATACTATAGGGAAGATTCTATTTGTAGTGAAATTAAACCGTTAATTGGTGGTTCTATATTAAATAAAATGGGGGAGAGGATAGAAAATAATAGCAATTCGATCTTCCATAATATAAAGCGGGTCCGTCCGAATAGAATATATCGGTTAAAACCCCATCCCAAGACAAGGAAACTAGATGTCTATATAAACGGATTATGGTATTATAAAATGAAACAAGATCCTGTAAAAACGGAGATAAAAGGATTATTACAAGAATCAGTTCAGGATAGATTAATAAACAAAAGGGATGGGATCACTATTTTTTTAAGCGGGGGACTGGATTCTACAATCCTATTATATCATTTATTAGAATCCGGTTATAAATCGGATTTGATAGAATTACTTAGTATAGAAAACGGGGAAGAAGAATTTTTGGTAGAGATAGAGGATTTTTATAATATAAAGATCCGTAGGATACCAATAGTTGAGAGCGATTATGAAAAAGCGATTTTTGCTTATGAAAACTTTATGGATTATGGGAGTTTATTGCCGCAATATTTGTTGTTCAAAGAATCTAAGAACACAGTAGTATTAACAGGGGATGGGGCCGATGAACTTTTTGGCGGATACAATAGAGCACAATTAGGGGATACACAGAAATATGACATGAGGACGGAATTGCCCTATTATCATCATATAAGGTTAGATAGATGCAGTATGATTCATACAAAGGAAGCCAGAAATCCGTTCCTTTCTAGAAAAATAATTTCATTGGCCTTACAATTAGAATATAGGAAAAGGAGAGGGAAGAGTCTCCTATTAAAACAATATAGCGACGCCATCCCCCGATCTATAATAGAAAGAAAGAAAAAACCCTTAAGGAATGGGGATAAAAATCGATGTCAAAAAAAAGCTAGAGAAACTTTTAAGTCTATTTTTAAAGAACTGGGGGAGGATATTCCACCACAAACCAAAGGTATCCAATGAAACACCCATGTCCGATGTGCGGAAAGGGCGAGGATTTATATTTAGATCAGATTAATAAGAAAGAACGTCAGAATGAATTAATGGAAGCATTCTTGGCTGGTAGAAAATCTGAACGAAAATTCTCTAAACGTGAAAACGAAATATTTGATGCATATTATAATTTAGAGATACATGACTTTAAGCAAATCGCTTACAACTTTAACATATCCGAATCAACCGCTAAAATTTATTTAGATAGAGCAATGGAGAAATTAACTTTATTGCTTATAAATGAAAAAAATTCGTAGTTGACTAAGTCTAACAATATCTTCAGTTAGCGTAAAAAACACCCTTATTTTGTAGTCTTTTTCTTGTATATATGGAAGGGTTAAATGCTACCCTACTCGGAGTGGCTGGAAAAGCAGCCGTGGAATCTGCCGAAAGACAGGAAAGCATTAAACGGATTATGGGGCCTTATGATCTAAATGAATAAAGAGATTGCGTAAAAGTTGATGAACAAGGTTGATAAACAATCGAATAACAACCGAATTAAGAACCTAAAAGGAAAAGGATTTAAAAAGGGTGTTTCAGGAAATCCGAACGGCAGACCCAAAAAAAGTATTGCAATCGCTGACATATTAAACTCTAAAAGCGATGAAATAGATGAAACCACTGGCAAATCTATGCGAGAAAAGATGCTGCATAAGGTCTATGAGTTAGCTACACAGAATAGACCAGAGCGTTGGGCAGTAGAATTTATAGCAGACAGAACAGAAGGAAGAGCGTTAGAACGTATTGATCAGACTATTAAGCAAGAGCCTATAAAAGTATTTGATATTTGAAGTGGACAAAAGACGAAACCCGAAAAGA